CTCTAAGCCGGATTGTGTGTCAAAATAATTTTCTTTCCACATATTCATCCGGGTGTCGTAATCAATATCAATCTCACGACAAATCAGATTAGCACGAGTTGCTACTTCGTGCATCTGAGCTCTGCGCATTTCGTAAACTTCTCGTCCATGCGCAAACCACTCGCGTAAAGCACCATCAATATTTTGAATAGCTTGTTCGCGAGGAGTGCAAAACTTTGACCGTAAGGTACTATGGAGACTCTTAAAAATGGATTCCTCGTCGAGTGCACCAAAGTGCAACCCGACTTCCTCACAGTAAACATTTTTCCTTTTAAGGAAATCTGCATCGGCATCCGACATATATTCTGTCGGAGTCGATTCCTTATCAGGCATGGTGAATTTCATGTCGTGTTCGGCCAAAAATTTGGCAAAGGAAATATGATTAAACTTATCAAATCCTTCTCGAACAGAGCTCTTAGCGTCATCACCATAGGTTCCCAACGCGCAAACATCTCTGAATGTTCCATTGCGTTTGCCCAAAATTGAGTCAATCTCTTTTTGCTCATAAAGTGAATAAAAACCGCATCTAAATAAAAGTGCGTTCACAATTGAGTTAATATATACAGTTAGATTTTGACCCGAAGGGTTGGAACCAATAAGCTGAATAAGAGTACCATTAAAAGCTGTAAGTGGATAACAGATATCTGTTGCAATTCCACGCATAACAGTAAGGTCTCTCTCAGTATAATTTCCAGATGCAACGGCAATATCCATGAGAACACGGAATGCCGAAAACATTAATTGGGCTGGCATACGCAAGTCATACTTGCTATAATCACCAGCTAAAATACGATCCTTTCCATATTGTGATATGTGCTTTTGAAACTGTTCCCATTCGGGACCTTGGCAATTAATACCAACAGCACACTCAGACAAAAGTGGGTAGATCGATAGCACTCTGGCAATAGGAAGATAATACTTCCGAACCAAGAGTTGCAAGACTAGTGGAGCGCTCTGGAAAACACGCACCTTAGTCTTAGTTAATTTAGTGGGCTCATCCTTAAGACAAGCCTTAAATACGGGATAGTAGCGCTGACCGGACAAATATAAATCCTCAGCTACCTTAAACTCATCCCAAAACATTTCATCCAACTCCACTGGATGTTGTGTATCTGGGTAATCCTCAGGGTCCAACAAAGTCATATAATTCGACTTGGGACCGGTAAGAG